GAGGATGTGCAATTCCCTGAAGTTGCGGCAGTTTTGGTTCGTAAAGCAATCAAAGCGGCTATCGAGTGCGACAATTTTTCAGGTGGTCAAATAGACATTTTTACGCAATTTGCCTAATCGTCCTCTGCGGTTGTTTCATCCCCAAGGTCAATGAAGTTCACCTGCGCTATATCAAGATCCTGATTCTTAGCCGCCATGAGTCCGGTAACGAATAACTGACTAGCCCGATTCACAATATCGTCGATCTGATCGGGGTACTTCGGCTCAGCCTCGACCATCACGGCTAGGCTCCATAGGCTTATCTGAACTCTGATCATCCCCCAATCCTCGCACAAGACTCGCCCAAAATCTTTTTTCATAGATTATGGACTTTTAGGGATCTGCGTAATAGATTATGCCTATCAGATCCGAGAGAACGGATCCCAACAGGAAGGCTAGAAAATGAACAAAACAACTTATTACAATGGCGAAACTGTCTGCCTAAATTGTGGCACAAAAGTTCATATTGCTTATACAAAAGATGGCAATAAATATCTTGGCGAAACCGCTTACGCCTCAATTCACGGCGGTACATTTTCCCCCGCTCATCGTTGCGATCTTTATGATCCTGAAGATGCTTCTCTCGGATGGCAACAAAGGATGATTAGTCAAGGAGCAATTATTGTCGGCGCTACTGTAAAAGTAGTTAAGGGTCGTAAAGTTGCTAAGGGAACGATCGCAGAAGTTTTTTGGACTGGTCGTAATGCTTATACAGAGAACGGCACAAATGTTGGTTTGCTCCTCGAAAATGGAGAGAAAGTTTTTACTGCGCTTACAAATCTTGAATCAACAGTAAAGGTAGGTGCGTAAATGTTTTCGTGCGCTATGTGTGGCAAAGATGCTGGATCTAAGAAGTGGCACTTCCGTTGGTATCAAGCCGACAACGGAGAACGATCTCGAGAATTGGTCTGCGCAAAGTGCGCCGATCTTCACTTACAACTAACGGAAGGCAAATAAATGGCAGGTCGTTTTAACTTAGAAGATTACGATACGGTGGAATCCCGAATCAAAAAGTTTTGGGAGCAATTTCCAAACGGTCGTATTCTTACAGATATTCTGCACGATACTGATGAAAGAAAAGTCGTCAAGGCTTATGTCTATGCAGATCGTGAAGATGCTCGTGCAGTAACAAGTGGTATGGCTGAGGAAATTGTCGGCTCGTCTATGGTTACCAAGACTTCGGCTCTTGAAGTATGCGAAACCTCTGCGATTGGTAGAGCGTTAGCCAACTTTATTTTCTCTGGTAACAAGCGACCTTCGCGTGAAGAGATGGAAAAAGTAGAACGCTACGAAAAGAATCCTCGTAAGAATCTTTATGCAGTTCGTACCTTGACCCCTGAGGAATTAGACAAACTTGAGGTCGTACTGGATGAAATCTACAAAACCAACGAAGTATCTCGCCTTCGTGAAATATGGACAGAACAGAAGGATTTTTTAGATTACTCGATCAAAGGAACAACTCTAAAAGATGCGCTCAACAAGAGAGTGCAGGATCTATCGTGAAGGAAACTTCAATCGAAGCAAAGGCAAAGATCGAACCTAAGATTGGATCGCTTCGTAGAAAGGTTTATGAACTTTTCATAAATCGCGGTCTTACAGGATTGACTGATAACGAAATCGAGAAGTATCTTCACCTTGATGGAAATACAGTCCGACCTATTCGTGGATCACTCGTAACAGATGGGTTCGTAATAGATAGCGGTACAACTAGAGATAACGAAAAAGGCAACCGGTGCATCGTATGGCGATATGCCGAGAACGGGATGATGTTATGAAACTGATCTGCAAGCACAAGCAACATTGGGAAATCAACAACGGTAAGTTAATTCTCGGAGCAGACACCGATGAGTTCCTTGCTGAACAACTTACAAAAATGACTGCTCGACTAGAGGCCGAGATTCGTTTAGATATTTACGATCAGATATGCGCTCTCGATTTTACAAATAATCGTAAGGTAATCGTGAAGTCCGGTATCGAAAATGTCGCTCTACAAGTTCAGGATATGTGCGCGCAGATTGCATTGGGTGAGGCAAAGTGAGCGTAGTTACTCCGGCGCAAATTGAGGCGCGACTAAAAGATCTCAGCAAACTTATTGACGAAGCGCATGATGATCTCGTTGATGCAGAGGCGGCTTACCATCAAAACAAAGCGTATTACGAAGTTGCGATGGCTAATTCCCGTATGGGGTTGGCGCAAATATCTTCACCTACTGGTAGGAATTACACGGTGCAAGAGCGCGAAGATATTGCACTGCTCGATAACAAAGATGCGCACATGGCACTTGCCAAATCTGAAGCAAGCGTCAAGGCTAATCGTGCAAATGTGGCTCGCCTAAGGGTGCAGGTAGATATTGCCCGCTCGATCGGAACTTCGGTTCGTACTGGGATGGATGCTTCGTGAGTGATATTAAGAAGATGTTAGTCGGCGCACTAGCCGGACACGATGCTCAGCGTGATAGATCGTTACAAGTGGACATTGGACCGTCTGCCGTAGGCGATTGCAAGCGACGAGTGTTTATGAATATCACCCAAGCACCAAAGGTTAATCCGACCGACAAACTTGCCGCGATTATGGGGACATTTATTCACGCTGGAATTGCTGAGGCGATTAAGCGAGAAGATCCGTTCGGGGATAACTTTATTATCGAGCAGGAGTTCGCAGTCGAAGGGTTGCGGGGTCATGTGGATCTCTACATAAAAGATCGTGAGCAGATCGTGGACTGGAAAACCACCAAGAAAAAATCTCTCCGATACTTTCCTTCGCTCCAACAGAGGATGCAGGTTCAACTCTATGGCTACCTCGTAAGCGAAAATGGCTACCCAGTCAAAACCGTATCTCTCGTAGCCGTAGCGCGCGATGGTGAGTCTGAGGATGTAAGAGAACACTCCGAGCCTTATGATCCTGAAATGGCTCAGCAAGGTTTAGCGTGGATCAACAACCTGCAAGAGATAGCGGCAAATGGCGAGATCCCTGAACCCGAAAAGGATGTTTATTTTTGCCAGTCATATTGCGATTACTACGATGCGACAGGAGTTAATGGGTGTCCATCAAAATCTCGGTAGCCGATGCAGTTAGCCGATACGGAGTTACTCAGAGGACGATTCATCGCTGGGTGGCTAAGTATGAGGTTCACCAGTTCGAAGATGGGACATATAACCGCGATCAGTTAGATGCTCTCGTAGATAACTATGAGAATCCAGCGTACATGGATGTTGATTGGGATCGTGCCGCGTGTAAGGATCTTCCAACAAACTTTTTCTACAAGATTGAGGATCGTGGCGTATCCAAAGTTATGGACATAGATGTATTCAGATTTACTTGCGCTCCTTGCCCTATATGGCGGCAATGCTTAGGGTATGCAACTAATCAGGAACAGTACGGAGTATGGGGCGGCATGACTAATGAAGAAAGGCAATCGCTATTGAGTAACGGCAGATCACCGGTAAGAGAAAAGGTTTTTAAGGATTTCGAACGCTATGGAATCACCAAACAAATGATTATGCAAGCAGTCAGGAGAGATTGAAATGAGTTCGTTGCCGTATATGCAGTTATATGTGAGCGATTATCTTGCTGATACCGCGCACCTAAACGCGGTTCAGAACGGTGCATATCTGCTCCTACTTATGAACTATTGGCAAAGAGGCAAACCGCTAGACAATACCGGTGATCGCTTAGCGTTCGTGGCTCGTATGAGTCCGGAAGAGTGGGAAGATAACCGCGAGATCCTTGCTGAGTTTTTTTGGATCGATGGGGATATATGGACTCACGCGCGAGTCGAAAATGATTTAGCAAAGGTTCGGGAGAAGTCTGAACAGTCCTCAAGGGCTGGCCAAAGGTCTGCTCTTATGCGTGAAATCAACGACCGTTCAACCGATACTGAGGAACAAGATAACGACCGTTCAACGGATGTTCAACGACCGTTGAACCATAAAGATAAAGATAAAGATAAAGATAAAGAAACTACATCGTTCGAGTTATTTTGGAACACCTATCCGATAAAAGTCGGCAAGGCTACGGCTATGCGTTCGTGGATCAAGGCTCTTAAGCGTGGAACGGCTGAAGTGATTATCGAAGGGGCTGAGAGGTACGCAAAAGATCCAAACCGAGATCCTTCATTTACTGCTCATCCTTCGACTTGGCTAAATGGCGACCGATGGCTCGACTCCCCGTTACCCCAAAAAAGGGTTCAGGCGGGGTTCAGGGAGGTTAATACCAGCCCTACGGTAGTTCCACCTAGATTTACCTCGGACGATGCCCCAGAAGGGTCTCCAATGCCAGAATCCGTCAAGGCTCTACTGGGGCAAATCCGGCGTAATCCGTAAGTAATCTGATACGCTTATCGTAAGCATTACGCAACCGAGAGGGGGTGATTATGACTTCAGCACAAGTAGATCCGCGTTTTATTCAACTCGGGGATCAAGTTAAGTTCGGCGACTCAATTTTTACCGTAAAATCGGTAGAATCTGACTACTCGGGCGCCTATGATTTTTATTTAGAAAACGCAAGCGGACAAGCACATAAGGTCGTTACTGATTCAGTTACCCTTATCGGATGATTTCTTTCAGTTGCGATGGCACTCCCGTGCCACAAGGCTCGATGAAAGTAATCAACGGACATATTTTGCACTCGCAAGGTTCAGCGTTAGCCGTGTGGCGATCAACTGTCGCACTTTCCGCTCGATTCGCGGGAGCCAAGCCGGTTGATGGAGCAATAGGAATTGAGATCGTCTTTAGGGTCAAGCGACCTAAAACCGTTAAGAGGGATTACCCGACCGTCGCGCCGGATCTCGACAAATATATCCGTGGGGTATTGGATGCCCTGACTGGAATCGGGTATCAAGACGATTCGCAGGTAATAGACATTAAGGCAGAAAAAGTCTATTCAGATACTCCGGGAGCGGACATAAAGTTATTTTCAAAATGACTGGTCAAAGATTCAAGAAACGCGGTCTAGGGTTTGTAATCTATCGGGGGTCACTTTAGATTTCTCTTATCAGGGCAGGTAGCCCCCAAGAGAAAGGCAAGACAATGGCTAGATATGAACACGCAAGCGGTGGAGTAATAGAAACTGAGGGCACTAAATACCGTGTAATCGACTCACTTGGCGGGTTGCAATTTGCAGCAGATATTTCTAAGTGGTCTGATAGCGCTGAAAAGTGGATCGATAACGACATTAAAGACGGTTACTATCAAGGATTCGTAAAGGTAGGTGCATAATCATGAAGGTCACACGAATCTCCACTACTGATACTGCAAAAATGATTCGCAAGGAACTCAAGCATTATTTCCCTGCAACTAAGTTCTCTGTACGCTCTAACTCATATTCAGGTGGATCTTCAATCAACATTTACTGGACTGATGGACCAACCGCTAAGGAAGTCGATGCAATTACAGAGCGTTTTCAGGGTGCATCTTTCGATGGTATGACCGATATGAAGGAATATCACAATTCGTTCGTAATCCTTGATGGTGCTGAACTCCCTATCGAAGTTCATTTTGGTGCGGATTATGTATTTACCCGCCGCGAACTTTCCCCTGAGTTTAAGGCTGAACTATCTATCATCGCTCAGTCGATCTTGAATATGAACACGCACACGCTCGGTCAGGTTTTTGATCTTGGCGAGTATTACCGGAATCTTGCGACCGACTTTGACTTCTCCTTCGATCACGGATACGGCTCAAATCTTATTGAGCGGATTTCATACAAGATCAATGCAGAGAAGGTGGGTGCGTAATGGAGACAAAGATCTTTGAGGGAGAAGATGGCCAGCAATACCTAGTAACGATCTACCCGAGCGGATTGGTCAATCTAGCGGTTAGAAACCGGCAAGTCGATAGTTGGAGCGCCCCACTAAGAAAGGTAAAGAAGTAATGGAAACGATGCTCATACGGGAAATGACGGAGATCCTCTACAACAGTCCGGACACTATGACCGACGGGGAGGTATTGGATGCGATGGCGGACTACTTGAAGGAGAAGGCGGTCGAATTAGGCATTTCGCTGGATGAACTAGCGGCTGGACGATGACTGGTCAAGAGTTTTTTATGACTGGTCAAAGATTACAGACTCGCGTGTTTTGGCTTGTAATCTATCGACAGTCACTTTAGATTACTACTTAACAGGGCAACAAGCCCCCAAACCGAAAGGCTCTAAAATGGCAATCAATCTCGACAATGCAACCCAAACTTACAATGGCAAGAACGAGTGTGCGTGTGGATGTGCTGGAACTTATGCCGATGCAGATACAACAACAGGTCAAAAAAGAATTAAAAAGATCCTTGACGCTGATCCTGCAAAAATTAACTGGGTCGATTTTGGTAATGGCGAAGGATGTTACGAATTGGAAAATCGCGAAGGTACTCGCGTAACACGAATTTATGTTGAAAAGGTAGGCGCATAATGAAGTACAAGTGTCCTAATTGCGCAAAGCGTTTTGCAAAGCAGTACGAGTTACTCCTTCACTACGGTTTCCACGCTGGCGAGCCAGTAGTTCGTGAAAATGGATGTGCGTGCGGAGAAATGTACGACATTCGCTCAGGCAAGTGTTTTGCTTGCGATCGTGTCTATCAATCAGATTGGGTTCGTGCATAATGAAAATTACCGCAACAGATTTCGAAAACCTCACAGTCAATTCTATGAACTGGAAAGAACACGCAACCGACTGGCAACTCCAAGAAGGTCGATTCGAAGACATTGACTATTCTGAGGCGTTTCAGCCTGAAGTCAATTATGAGTTCGCTCGCGCTTACTGGGTGCAGGATTATGCCTCAGTTATGTTCGTGAAGGCGTTCCTGCAATCCTTTGACTTTACCTATCGCGTTTATTACGACAATGCTGATGATACTTACATGATCACTACCAACTACGGGTGGGTGCTATAAATGATCGGACTACTGGCTCTCGTGGTTGCAGTCGCAGTTTCAGTTTTCTGCATTTTAATATGGATCGAAGATAAATTATGATGTGCGTATGGTGTGGATCTAAAGGCGGATTCGTTAATCGTTTAATTATCAACCTCGTAGGCGAAGATGCCGCGATCTACGAGTGTGAGTGGTGTGCATTAAAGATAAGCGTTGAACTACTAAAACAAGGAGTCGATTTAGATGATTAAGAAAATGGATCGTAAATATGTAATTCGTAGGCGTGTAGTTTTTGGAACGCTTGCGCTCGTTGGACTTGTTGCCGCTTACTATCTCGTCAATCATATATGGTGGACAGGCAATAGTTTTTGCTGGGGCGATATGATCAAGTGCGAAGGCGGACTCTGATGCGATACGAAGAAATGCTCAATATCCCTACCTGCGGAAATAAGTGTGGCAAGTTGATTAAAGCAACTCCGGTATTCGTTGCGATCTACTGCGCGCAATATGATTACAACAAAAAGGATCTCTTCACTTGCGGATGGTGCGCTAACAATGATCTATGGACTATCCCTGAGATGATGTGGAACGAAACGGAAGAGTATTTCGTTACACCGTGTTGCCATACTGAGGCGATTACTTCTCTTTATCCGGAGAATCAAAGAGTTGAACACGATCAGGCTCGAGAAGATCGGGAGTCGTTCGTATGGGCAGTAACGGGTCGATAATTTATGGCGGACTGCTACAAAATTACATACGAAACAACGGCAGATGCTCGCATAGCCGCTGAGTCTATGAGAAGGCGTAAGGGAGAGGGTCCGATCCGGATCTATCTATGCAAAGACTGCAACAAGTTTCATACAACTTCAATGAAGAAAGGCGTGTATAAAAATGACGCATGATGAATTACTAGCAAAAATACAATGGACTTGGAATCACCATTTAGATGATGCGTTCGTTAACGCCATCGAAGCAATAGCGGAATTGCATAAACCTCACGAAAGATTCGACCTGACTTGCAAAAGTTGTGGCGTTGATAGTCGCTACCCTTGTCCGACTCTTCAAGCAATCGAAAAGGAACTTAATTAGTGCCAGTTTACGAATATAAGTGCGATGGATGTTTTAGGATCTATGAGGTCAATGCCTCGATTCACTCTACGCCCGAATTGCCCCAATGTTGCGGAAAGATGGAGCGGATCTTCTCATCCTTCGGCGTTTCTTTCAAGGGCGATGGCTGGGGCGGAAGTAAATAAAGGATAAACTAGAGGCGTCCGCTATCTCCCGAAAGGATGAACGAAAATGGATGATTCACAGATTAACCGGTGCCGCTCCTGCGGTGTTCAACTATGGGTGGCAACTGTCTGCTCCTACTGCTCCGAACGGGGTAAGGTAGCCCGATAAGGGGATGGGGAAAGATCCTTGCAGTAGCCTTTTTGGTGGGATCTTTTCAGACTGTAACGGCACAAGCGGCAAATGCTCCGCATCAAAGTGTCAGATTCTTAATGCACCCAAAACTCTATGCGCAAATAAAAGTGCCGAGCAAGGGTCAATTCGTCTGCCTCGATAAATTGTGGACACAGGAGTCGCATTGGAACGCTAAAGCCCTGAACAAATCTTCGGGTGCGTTTGGCATCGCTCAATTCCTGCCGACCACATGGGGAAACTACAAGTTCGAATACAAACCTACTAGCCCGATGAAACAGATCGATTACGGACTGCACTATATTAAGAGGCGTTACGGTACTCCTTGCGCCGCTTGGAGGCATGAAATGAGATACGGCTGGTACTAATTGGATCAAAAGATCGTTGCACTCGTAGAGGCGAGAGCGGGGTATTACTGCGAAACTTGCGGCCGCCCTGCTCTCGAATCTATGGCGTTGCATCATAGGAAATTGAAATCTCGGGGCGGTAAGGATTCCGTTTCCAATCTAATTCGAGTTCACCATGAGTGCCATAACCTCGGTACTGAGTCAATTCATAAAAATCCCTCGATGGCTACCGACAAGGGCTGGATGGTGAGTAGTTGGTCAGATCCGGAAACCGAGCCGTTTTTGCAACCCGATGGCAAGTGGGTGTTATTGAAAAATGACGGAAGCATCGAATCGGTGTAATGTAAGCAATCCAATCAGAAAGGCAAATAAATGAATCAAATCATTATCGAAGGCAATTTAGGCTCAGATCCGGAAATCAAGATGCTGAAGGATGAAGTTCTCGCATCGTTTTCGTTGGCTCATACACCTCGTAAAAAAGTCAATGGTCAGTATGAAGATGGCGAAACAATATGGTTCCGAGTTACTTTTTGGAATAGCAAGTCAGATGCCGTAGTTGAGAACCTTCGCAAAGGTGATCGTATTGCCGTAGTAGGAAAGTTATCTCAATCTACTTACAAGACCAAAGATGGCGAAACTAAAACCTCGTTAGAGATCTCCGGTACTGATTTCTACCTCAAAGTGCGTAACAAGCCAAGAACTGAATCATCATTCACTCAGGTTGAGGATGTGCCATCGTGGTAGATGAACTCTGGACTTCGCAACAAGTCGTAGATCATTTACAGATTACGATTAACAATCTTCGTCAATTGCAATTTCGTAAAACTATTGCGTGGGTGAAGAAGGAAGGTAAAGCCGTTTTCTATCGTGCTGAAGATATAAAGGCATATAAAGAAAAACGAGAGGCTCGCAAAACGGTAAAATGATCCCCATGATCATCGACAAGGAAGTAATTACGCTTGCAGATATTGACGAAGCGATCGCGCACCTTGCCGTAATGCTTAAAGATAGGTACGGAAATAGACTCACTCATCAGCGGAAGGCGTTCCTGATGGGTGAGATGGATTCATTACTCGACGCTAGATTAGAGGCAATCAGCAATGGAATTGGAAACGGTAGCGATCGAAAGTCTGACTCTCGACCCGCAGAACGCTCGCAGACACTCAAGTCGTAACCTCGATGCGATTAAGGCAAGCCTAGATAAGTTCGGACAACGAAAGCCGATAGTCGTTCATCAGGGAACAGTAATAGCCGGTAACGGAACTCTCGAAGCCGCAAGACTTCTCGGGTGGAAAGAGATCTCGATTAGTCGTTGCCCTGACGACTGGGATTCTGATACTGCTAAGGCTTATGCGCTCGCCGACAACCGTTCCTCTGAACTTGCCGAGTGGGACAGTAGCGTTTTGGTATCGCAACTCGCTGAACTAGACGAGAACGGATGGGATGTAGGCGCGTTAGGTTTTACTGGCGAAGATGTTAAGGAAATGCAAAAAGGCGAGCAGATTCTAAGCGATGATGAAAACGCTTATACCGCAGTAGTCAATATCCCCCAGTACGAGATCGTTGGAGAAAAGCCGGAGATCCACGACCTTTACGATTATTCTAAAATGACTGCGCTCTGCGAAGAGATAGGTAATACGCCTAACCTTGATCCTGCCGTTAAGTTATTTTTATTCGCCGCCGCTAATAGGCATATCGTGTTTAACTATAAAAAGATCGCCGAGTATTATCCTCACGCTACGCCTGAGATACAGAAACTTATGGAGAAGTCGGCTCTCATCATCATAGATATTAACGATGCGATTCATTACGGTTATGTGGATTTTATGGATGAACTTAATAGACTTGAAAAGGCCGATCGTAGTGAGGGATGATTTCGCCGCATTTATCCTGACCCACGGCAGACCCGACAATGTGATTACCTTACGGACTCTGCGCAAATCCGGATACACCGGCAAGGTTTATATCATTATCGACAATGAGGATAAGCGGGGAGATGAATACCGCAAAGAGTTCGGAGCCGACTGGGTAATTGAGTTCGATAAGAAGGCCGAGTCAGAACTTTTCGACACCGCCGATACTCAGCAAGACAGAAGATCGATCGTATATGCCCGTAATGCATCTCAGAGAATCGCCAAAGAGATGGGGCTGGACTATATGCTCCAACTTGATGATGATTACACCTCATTCTGCTACCGGTTTATCCATAACGACATAATCAAATCGACCGCTATCCGTAATTTTGATGGGGTAGTGGATGCGATGATCAAACTCCTAGAGGACACTAACGCTCTTACCGTTGCCTTTAGTCAAGGCGGGGATCACATCGGTGGGGTAGATGGATCTATTAGCAAGGGGATTCTGCGTAAGGCGATGAACTCCTTTTTCATTAGAACGAATCGCCCTATTAACTTCGTGGGCAGAATCAACGAAGATGTGAACGCTTATGTAACGGATGGCAGTAGAGGCGAACTATTCCTGACCGTAACCGGACTGCAACTGACTCAGAATCAGACTCAGAAATCCAGCGGGGGTATGACTGACATTTATCTCGGACTAGGAACTTATACAAAATCCTTTTATACGGTAATGATGCACCCATCGTCTGTAACCGTGAGCAGTATGGGTAACAAGAACCGCAGACTGCATCACTCGATTAAATGGGATCACACCGTTCCGAAGATACTCACGGGTAAGTTACAAAAATGAATAATCAGATCGTAATGGTTACAATGTAATTATGAGCGAAAATACTGTAATCAAGTTAGATTCTGCTCTTATTGAGAAAGAGCGTAGGGTACTTAACTATCGCAAAGGCGGCATGACCTTTGATCAGATCGCTGAGAAGATGGGCTATTCGCATCCGTCAGGTGCTCACGCCGCATTTAAGAGGGCTATCGAGCGAACTAGGGATGAAGGCTTAGCCGCTGAGGGTCGGGAACTTCATAGGGCTAGACTTGAAACCGCTCTTCTTTCGATATGGGATCGCGTATTGCAGGGGGATCTCAAGGCGATTGAAATGATGCTCAAGATTCTCGATCAGGATGCAAAACTCTTCGGATTGAATATGCCAGTTAAAACAGAAGTGGAGGTAACAAGTTACGATGGAAACCTTCTACGACAAAGAACTCGAGAGATTGTCCAAACTATACGAGAGATTAGAGGATCGTCGGATAGCGTGGGAGACGGATCTAGCGAGACCGGAGCAACTACCGAATAGCGATGAAGGCTGGTCGATCTATCTTTACCTTGCTGGTCGTGGTGCTGGAAAGACTCGAACTGCCGCTGAGTGGCTAGCGTGGGAGGCTACGACTCGTCCGAATACTCGATGGGCTATTGTGGCTCCAACTTTCGGAGATGTGAGAGATGTATGCGCTGAGGGAGAATCAGGCATCGTTAATATCCTGAACTCTTACGGTTCGATAGATGATTACAACCGATCTCAGGGTTCGATCATTCTGACTAATGGCTCAAGGATCAAACTCTTTTCTGCCGATGAGCCGGATCGCCTTCGTGGTCCACAACATCATGGTGCGTGGTGCGATGAGTTGGCCGCTTGGCGATATGCCGATACTTGGGATCAACTGCAATTCGGTCTGCGCTTAGGAGATCACCCTCGGACTATCGTTACGACTACGCCTCGCCCTGTCGCCCTTATTCGTAATCTTGCCAGCCGTACTGATGGAACGGTTAAGATCGCTAGAGGCTCGACCTTTGATAATGCCGACAACCTAGCCCCCCAAGCCTTGATCGAATTACAGGCTCGTTATGCTGGCACTCGTATGGGTAGGCAGGAACTGTACGGCGAGATCCTGAACGAGTCAGATTCGGCTCTATGGACTCGTAAGATCATTGAGGATGCTCGTATCAAAGTAGAGGATCAGCCGCCTTATTTCAGGGTAGTGGTCGCTATTGACCCTGCCGTTACAAGTGGCGAAAGTTCAGACGAAACGGGAATCGTGGTCGCTGGGGCTACGCCGGATGGTCATTATTACATTCTCGAAGATGCCTCCATGAGAGGAACGCCCGAGAACTGGGCAAGAAAAGCCATCGAGATGTATCGAAAGCATAAATGCGACCGAATTATTGGTGAGGCAAATAACGGTGGAGATATGATCGAGTCACTCCTTCGTCAGGTTGATGTGACTATTCCATATCGAAAGGTTCACGCCTCTCGGGGTAAGAAAGTAAGAGCCGAGCCGGTATCCGCTCTCTCTGAGCAGTTGCGCCTTCATTTCGTTGGCAACAATTTTTCACAACTCGAAGATCAGTTGGTCACTTGGGAACCGGATAGCGATAAGTCGCCGGATCGTATGGACGCTATGGTGTGGGCGGTGTCTGACTTGATGGGTGGATCTAATGCCCTGAGGTCGTTGGCGGCAATGGCTGATTTCTGTTCGGCTTGTCGATTGCCAGTAGTCAAAGGCACTAGGTTTTGCCCGAGATGTAATACCGCTATCATTACACCTAGTCCGTAATACAAGGGACATAACTAAGGGGACAACATGGGTCTAATCGACCGTCTAGCCAAAGCAGTAGCGCAACAAATTGAGAAGGCTCCATCTAATTTACCTGCGGGTGCAGTTGTAATGACTGAGCAACAGATGAGAGATGCGAATACGCAAAGCACTTATGGGGCGCAGACTCCGTTGCCTCGTAACCCAATTCTTGCTGGCGTTCCATTTGGTCCGGGTTCACCAATCTTGCCGGGTGCGATTAACCCACTTCGTGAAGATGGCAGAGCCGATCCCCGCCGTTATGAATATCAGGTCGCTCAAAATATCAACATCGGTACTGAACAAAAACTCGTACCGTTTAAGACACTCCGTGGTGCCGCTGAACAAATCGACATTGTTCGCCGTTGCGTAGAAGTGCTGAAGGCTAAAATCTCCGGACTCGACTGGGATATCACTATCGCTGAAGATGCAAGCGAAAAGATTATTGCCGAGATCGGTGGAGATCATACTCGTGCTATGTCTCAGGCTCGCACTAAGTTCTCTGATGAGATCTATCGCCTTCGTACATTCTGGGAGAACCCAGATCGTGCTAATGGTCTGACCTTCATCGACTGGATGATGATGAGCCTCGAGGAAATCCTCGTTCTCGATGCGTGGGCAATCTGGCCACAACGCACCGTTGGTGGGGATCTCTACGGCTTCCAAATCCTCGATGGATCTACCATCAAGCCACTCCTTGATGATCGCGGTATGCGCCCAATGCCTCCACAAGCCGCTTACCAGCAAATCCTTTATGGTTTCCCTCGTTCTGAATTCCAAGCAAACTCCGACAATGTTGAGGCCGATGGAGAGTTCACCGCTGATGATCTTTCGTACTTTATCCGTAACCGTAGAGCGAACTCCGTCTATGGATCATCACCAGTTGAGCGTTGCTTACCTCTAGCCGATCTTTACCTTCGCCGTCAGCAATGGCTTCGTGCTGAATATACCGATGGCGTTAGCCCTGAGATGATGCTCACCTCGGATGCCGACTTCGGTAACGATCCGTTGGTTATGAAGCAGTACGAAAATATCATTAACGACAACCTCGCTGGACAGACTGAGCAACGCAAGCGCGCTCTGATCTTGCCATCCGGACTCAAGCCTCAGTTCTATGAAGGCTATGGAGAGAAGTTTAAGTCGAACCTCGACGAGTACCTCATCACTTCGATTACTGGGCACTTCGGCGTACTTCC